CCCCCAGAGTGTGATTTCGACCCGCCGCGCTGTCAGGCTTTCCCGCCAGCCGACGACGACCCCGACAAACCCCTCATCAAAGCCAAAGGCCGGATAGGTGACGCGCCCGATCTGGCCGATCTCTACCTGCCCGAGGTAACGATCCGTCACCACCCGCAGCATGCGCGGCCCGGCTTCAAGCAGGGCGCGCCATTTCTCGGCACGCGCCAAAGCCTCGGCCTCAGTCCAATAGGTGGCGGGGAAGGTCATTTCGCGCTGCTGTGCCACGCGTGAAGTAATCAGGCTGCTCTCGGCCCGGGCGAAACTGCCCGCCTGCGACAAGCGTTGCCTGTCTGCCGCCGCGACACTGCCGGCCATGTTGGACAGTGGCGCATGGTTCAAGCCCCAGCGAACCGCAATGGCGCGCGGCAGTGGGCGCAGGCTCGCCGGCAGGGGCAAGGGCTCGCAGGCCAGCACGCATTCCGCGGGCAGGTCGAATTGCGGTGCATCGGTTGCCAGAGGATCCGCCAGGCGCAGCTTGCCGCCCCGCCCGGCGGCGAGGATGGCGCCCGAGCCCGCCAGGATCTGCTCGGCTGCTGCCAATGTTGTGGTAGCGGTGGCACCCTGGTGAAAGCCGACAATGCCAGGCAGGTCGGCCTCGGCAAACGCCCAGGCAGTGGTATCGAAATCGGCGGGATCATAAGCGAGGCCAAGACTTTCCAGCATGCGCCACAGAATGGCCGCGATGCTGTTCACATAGATCGGCACGCTATCGCCGTGCAGATCGGCGGTGACGTCACCATCCGGCGATGCGCCAAGCTGGAACAGCCCCAGCGCAGGATAATCCCGCGCCTGTCCAACCGTCGGTGTACCTGCTGAGACAATCACCTGCGCCACACCGCGAATGCGAATGGCGTCGTGCCCAGCGATCTCTCGCCAGTGGGATTGATAGGTCGGCAGGCTGCCGGTGCCGAGATCGAGATTGCCCAGAAACACCGGCGCGATATTGAACACCTGCCCAAGCGTCACGGGCTTCGGGCGGCCCTTCAATTCGCTGCCGCCTTCCGCCCCGCCTGTCCCCTGATACAACACCGGCTGCAAGGGTGTCGCCATGCGTTCCGTCACATCGCCCAGTGCGAGGCGGGCGGAGAACTCACCCGTCCTGTCAATGCTGCGCAGCACGCCGACAAAGGGAATGGCCGCGCTGGCAAGGCTGGTGCCGAAATCACTGGCGCGCGCATTTACCACCGGGAGCGACAACACGCGCACGGCCCGGCCATCCGCCAAACCATAGCGCGCAAGGTCGGCAGCGAAGTTATCGCCATCGGCCAGCGCGATTTCCGAGACCGTCAGCGCCACCCTGCCACCCACTGCCAGTGCATCGGCGGCGGATTGGCCGATCTCAATATCATCCAGAATGCGCGGCTCATAATAGGCCCGCGCCGGGGTATCACTCGCGGCGGAATAGAAAGCCGCCGAGGCCAGGCGCAATGTCGCGATATTCTGCGGTGCAGCCAGCGCCTCTGGCAGGAATGCCGGCGCGAGCATGCCGGGCGCATCAAAGCCCATCATAGACCAAAGCGCCCCCGATTGATGTTGAAGTTCTGCTCGATCTCACCGGCGGCCAACGGGCGGTTGTAGATTTCAACCCCGGCGATCTGGCCGATGAAAAACCCGGCTGATGCCAATGGCCAGAGATTGAGGCTCTGCCCGGCGATACGCCAATAGCCATCATAAGGCTGTGTGGCAGCGATGACAGTGCCAAGCCCCTGACCATTCAGGCTGTGATAGGCGCTGCCATTGTTGAAACTCACCACCGCGTAGCGCCATTGATTGTCGGTGACATTGCCATAGATGAAAGTTGAGGCACCGGCGCTCCAGACGCCCCAGCGCAATTGTCCGGCGGTATCCACATAGAAATGCCGGTCATAGCCGCCCGAGCCGCCGATCTGGGATGTTTCGAACCCGACCAACTTGCGCCCCGAGGGGGCGGAGGTGCGGAACCAGATGCCGATGGAAAAACTCTGCGGGTTGGAGATCAGCGTGGTGGTGGTGATGTTGCTGCTACCGTCAAAGGCCAGCGCGCTATCCTGGAAAACCGTATTGCCGGTCAGCGTGCCGTGATTGGCGCTGCCGCTGAGATCGGAAATTGCCAGACCACTGCCCGGATAGCAGGCCGGGTTGGCGATATCGTAATGCAGCACGAGGCCATAGGTGATGATGCTCGGCGGTGGTGGTGGCGGTGGCGGTGGTTCCGGCGCGGGCGCGCCTTCGGCACGCGTGGTGATTTCCAGCGCCAGCACTGCCGCGCCCGGTTGGCCACCAAGCAGCAGCGCGGGCCGCGTTGCCAGCGCAGCATTGGACATGCTGGCGCCAAGAAAGGCCGGCGCGTCCATGGCGGGCGCATCGGAGGCGATCATTGGATCAGGCTTGCGGGCTCAATGCCGATCGTTTGCAGTAGCGGCGCCACTTCGGGCGAGAGCAGGTCAAGGCGCTGCGCGGCAAGCCAGCGCTCGCGCAGCAGCAATTCCGCATCGGTAAGATCGGTGGCGGGCGCTTCAAGCTTGAGCAGCGCCATGGCTTCGCGCAGTTTGCCGGCGGTACCGAGGGCTTCGACCAGGCGGAGCTTGGTGATTTCACCAGGTGGTGACGGTGGTGGCGACGGCAGAGATATTTCCGGCTCGGGGATTGGCGGCGCGGGGATGATCTTCACTACCTCCATGCCACCCGCCGCGACGATGGCTTCGACCAGGGGATGTTCCACCGGACGCGGTGTACCGATGCTGAACCGATGCGCTTCAAGCGCGGCGGCATAGGATGCGACACGCTCGGCGAGATCAGGGCCAAAAGCTTCAATTGCCTCGGCAGGGATAGGGAATGAAGGGCGTGTTTCGGATGCCTTCTCGGGGTATTCCATGCTACCCGCAATGGAATCCTGCGTGTTGCTGTCACTCATCGCATAGTCCTTATTCATTGAGATTGTCATTCCGATGAAGTATTCGGATCAACGATCAGTGGCGGCTTTGCTTTGTCTGGCGCAATGGCGCCGTGCATGATGTCGAGATTGTCGATTATCACTAAGGAGAGGTGAGATGCCGCGCAAACCCGTATCGATCAGCCGGGCCGATATTGCCACTGGCAAGGCCAAGCTGTCCGCACAGATGAAAGGTCAGGCTCTGCCCCTGGTGACGCCAGGTGAAGTGTTGCAGGAGGAATTCCTGCGGCCCTTGGGCCTTTCCGCGCGTGCGCTTGCACGTGATATCGCGGTGCCAGCCAATCGGATCACGGAGATCCTTCGCGGCGAACGTGCCATCACTGCGGATACGGCGCTGCGCCTGTCGCGGCGCTTTGGTGTTTCGGCAGAATTCTGGATGAACCTGCAAACAGCGCATGACCTTGAAAAGGTGCGCCGCGATTGGCCCGCCGAGGCCGCGTGAGGGAATCAGCCTCACGCCCCCGCGAAAAGCGCCACGCTACAAATCAGCGCGGGCGGCATATTGGCTGAGGCACCGCCGGCGAAATCACTTACCGTAATGGGCGGCGTGGCATTGCCGATCGTAATGCCGGTGGTGGCGGGATTGGTTGACGGATTGGCATAGCCATAGGAGCCGCCGCCTTGAAAGCCAGGTGCAGGCTGGACAGTGTAGCCAGGCAATGAATGAGAGTGGCCCGGATCATTCAGGCTGTGATTATGCGCTGCCTGCGACGCGGCATGACCATGCGTGCCGATGCGCTGATCACCACCTGCATTGCCAAGCGCTGCGGCATTGATGCCCGAAACGCCGCTGGTAATCCGGCTGGCCGCAACGCCGCCGAGATTGTCCAGCCCGAATAGCGCTCGCCCCCGCACATCCGGCGTGCCAAAACTGCTGCTGCCATCCCCCGCGCCATAGGTGGTGCCGATCGTGGCAAACAATGTCGCGTAGCTGCTGCGCGACAGGTTCTGCCCATTGGGCCAGACACAGAAAGGTGGCAGGTTGGCGCCGGCGACTTGTACATATTCGCCAATCAGCCGGCCATGGCCAAAAATCCCCGCCACCCATCCAGCGCCGCTGCGCAGGATATTCGCTGTCATCCCTGGTGGTAGCGCGATGCTGGCCTGGCCATTGATGATCTCACTGGCATTGGGATCCAGCGTGAGCGCCGCACTGCCCAAATTCAGCACCAGCCAGCCCGCACCTTGCGCCACCGTCGTGACTGCCGGCAAATTGAGCGTTGCGGCAGCAGCGCCCGAGAACACCACCGTATTGCCAAGATCCGCGAGCGCCAGATTCGCCGTACCGGAA